AGATAGATAAGAAGGAAGCGGATAAGATGCTACTGGACACTATTAAGTTCGTTGAGAAGCAAGTTAAAAACGTGGTGGAGGTCAAACTCCCAGCGCACAAATTAGCCGCTCTAATTTCGTTTACTTATAATGTAGGAATAGGCAACTTCTCAAAGTCTACTTTATTAGCTTGGTTAAATTCAAACCCTAACTATTCAGAAATACCTAGCCAGTTCAGGCGTTGGAACAAAGGCGGAGGAAGAGTTCTTAAAGGTTTAATCCGCAGACGAGAATCTGAAATTGAGATTTGGGAAGGGACATCGCAATACATTTAGTTAAGGAGTTTCTTCCTTACATTCTTGCTTTCTTGCTTGGTCTTATCGTGGCTTGGCAAGGGTGCAACTCAGAAGCCAAAACCATTACAAAGGTAGTTGAGCGACCAGTCCCGACTATTAAATACGTTGATAGATGGCGCACCGATACCGTTCGCTTTGTCTCTAAAGAACTCGTTACTCGTTACGATACAATCTACTCGGACAAGATAGTTATTCGCTTAGATACAATGTTATTGATAGACACTTTTAAGATAGTTGAAACGTGGCTTACCGAAGTAGCTAATTACGACACGACAGTAAACGACATTAGACTAACTTGGAGCAACTATCAGAACAGAACCGAGAACCTGAAGGTAGAATTACGAAAGAAACCTTTGGGCTGGGCGTTAGGTGTTCACGGATTGGTCGGACTTCAGAGTGATTTTGTCGAAAATTACAAGCCTTTGTTTGGGGTTGGCTTACAGGCTACGGTTAAAAAGACTTACATTAGCGCAAACTATGGCTTTAACGGTCAACACTTTATAGGTGTTGGCATTGGTCGAAACATTATAAACAGATGATTTACGATACTAATCCAATTACAAGGGAAGCAATAGATAAATTGCTAAAAAAAAACGCATCAAACCAAGCAAACTTAGGTACTGAATCCACAGACTTAGAACGCTTTGAAGCAAAAGTAAAGTGGGCGGAGTTACATCGCAAAATTAGAACTCTTGACCCTGAGTTTGCTGAAATGGTGCAGCCTCAATGAGCGACTTTCGACCCCGAATAAAGGGGCAAATGCTGGATGCTTGGAATAACCTAACCCGAAAGGAGCGTAGGATTCTTGCTATTGGAGACCTACACGAACCATTCTGTCTTGATGAATATCTTGACTTTTGCAAGGATACTTACCGAAAGTACAACTGCAATCAAGTCGTATTTATTGGAGACGTTATTGACTCACACTACTCGAGTTTCCACGAAACCGACCCCGATGGAATGGGCGGAGGGCAAGAATTGGAACTTGCAATACAAAGACTTCAAAGATGGGTGGAGGCGTTTCCAGTTGCTGACGTAACTATCGGAAACCACGACCGTATAATATCAAGAAAGGCTTTCTCAGGCGGCATTCCGAAGGCTTGGATTAAGTCTTTCAACGAAGTCTTGAACGCTCCGACTTGGCGATTTGTTGACCGCGTTGCTTACGATGGTGTTCAGTATGTTCACGGGGAAGCTGGAACGGCTCGAACGAAATGCCGCGCAGATATGCAGTCAACGGTTCAAGGACATCTTCATACTCAATGCTATTCAGAATGGTACGTTGGGCAGAACTTTAAAGTCTTTGGCACTCAGGTCGGATGCGGAATTGACTTCGATAAATACGCTTTCGCTTACGCCAAACGTGGCAAGAAACCAGCGATAGGTTGCGCGGTTGTAATAGGTGGCAAGACTGTAATAAATGAATTGATGGACTTATGATTATATTTCTTTTAACCGTTTGCGTTTGTCTCCTTTTACTGGTGGTTGGGCTTCTCTTATATATAGGTTACAAGGTTCGGCAGTTTGAGGATACTCAAGACGTTATATTCGATGCCGCAGTTAACGCGGAGGAGCGTAACCGTGAGATTGAACTAAACCAAGAGGCTATTTTAAACGCCTATTCACGACAGAATTAAGAACGAATTGAAAAATAATTTGAAAAAACTTGCATTAGTGTAGTGATTATTCAAAAGGTTATTTATATATTTGGTCTATAATTAAAAACAGAACGATGGAAAAGCAATCAAGAACAATAGAGGGAGTTAAAGTTCAATACACAATTGAATATTGTAAATCAAAAAACTACACGAATGACTATTCAAAGTCAGGTTCAAAATTAGGGGAATTGGTTTTTGAATGTGATGTGTTAGTTACAATAGAAGGAGTTGAGTTTAAAGGTCAAATGAAGTCAGTTTTTACAAGTAAGATTTGTAAGTACACCAAAACTAGATACACAAAAGAAACTTTTCATTTTAACGGTCTTGAATATCCAAGAAACGAAAAGCAATTATTGATTGGATTATTGAAGTAAACTCTCAAAAATAACCAAGTAATAACCAAAGGGGCAACCATAAGAACGCCCCACTTTAAAAACAGAACTATGAACCACCTTACATTCCAAGAGCGACTTTCAGATATGCAAATCCCAGCATTCGCCCGTAAAATAGCAGACAAAGCAATTCAGAAATTGCAATGCGGAGGCGGAACGATAAGCGCAAACTCTAACGAGTTTTGGCAAATTGTAAAACATTCAAGAGTAGAACCAATCAAATGTTCAGCTTACACTTTTATTCGTATTTATGACGATTACAGAAGAACGGCAGTTGACATTCAAACTTTAAATTAGTATTTTTAATAATCATCAAAAAACAGAACGATGAACGAAACGCAGAAAGAGAGACTAACCAGTCTCGCAAATGAAAACGGTCTAAACAAAGACCACTTTTTTAAAAGCCCACAAGGCTTTGTAATTATAACCCGGCAAGGCATTGAGCGCATCCAAGCGCATAAGTGCATCCGAGTTAGCTATGAAGTAGTCAGCTTATCGGACGACCTAAAGCACGTAGTTATCAAAGCTACTGGAGAGATGAGCAACACCAAAGGCTTGCCCGTTCAAATGGAAACTTTCGGAGAGTCTGCACCTGACAACACGCGACAAAAGTACCCAGTTGCTATGGCAGAAAAACGAGCCTTGAGCAGAGTGGTTTTAAAACTTAGCGGCTTGTACGAAGTTGGCGTATTTGGCGAAGATGAATCGGACGACTTTAAAAGAAAGTAAGATGTTGGAAGAACTATTTACCGAACAACGGACAGACGAATGGCATAAGCAACGAATGGGGAAGTTTACGGCTTCCCGATTCGGTGAACTAATGACCAATGCACGGAAGAAAGACGAAGTGCTTGGAGCAACCGCAGTAAGTTATATCTACGAGAAGGCGGCAGAACTCTTGACGGAAGAGCGCAAGGAAATCTTCGGAGCGGCATTAGATTGGGGAACAGAAAATGAACCAGTATGCAAGGCTTACTTTGAAGAGACGACTGGGTTAACAATTGAAGAGATGCCTTTCGTTCCGATTAACGAATACTCAGGCGCAAGTCCTGACGGAATGGTCAACGGGGAACTTATCGAAATCAAATGCCCGTACAATACCAGCAACCACTTAAAGACTGCCTTTGAAGGTTACATTGACCCTAAGTATATGTGGCAAATGCAAGGTCAAATGTTAGCAACTGGAGCGTTAGCTTGTAGGTTCGTTAGCTTCGACCCACGTATCAAAGACGAACGCTTTAAACTGATTGAAATAAGAGTAGAGCAAGACCTTGAAATGCAAGAGCAACTCCGGGAGAGACTGAAGTTTGCAAATGATTACCTTAGTAAACTATTGAAACAATGAGAACGATAAAATTCAGAGGTTCAACGGTACAAGATTCAAACTGGGTTTACGGTTGTTTAGTTTATTCAGAGTATGACGCTCCGTTTGCTAAGTCAGTTGATTATGCTGAAATAATAACGCCTTCAGGAGAATGTTTTGAAGTGTTTCCCGGTTCAGTCGGTCAGTTTACTGGTGTGAAAGATGTTAACGACCAAGACATATACGAAGGCGATATTGTTATTCCAGTTAAATTTAAAGATAAGCCTAATGATGTCGAATATATATCGCACGGTTTTTATAGAACAACATATCACAAAGGAAAGCAGTATCTTAACCCTTTAGGAAGTTGTCAAATAAAAGTAATTGGCAACGCTTATGATTAGTATTAAACAAGTAACTTAATAAACCCAAAATAATGGAAAACAAAGTAGTATTTATAGACGGTTTGAACGTCTTTACACCGAACGAGAAAGCACCTGATTTCGTTAAAGCGAGTCTTGTGATTAACCCGACTAAGCTAATCGCTTGGTTGAAGGAAAACGACCAGCACCTAACTAAGGCAAAGAAGGTCTTGAGTTACGGACTCAGATTAAGGAAAGTAAGCAAAACAAACTTTACGCTTCAGTCGATACCTTCAAGCCTAAACCACAAGCGGCTACCGTTGAAGTAACTGGCGACTTACCCTTTTGAAGAAGAGCAGAAGTAAAATTGTAAAGGATTTAGATGCCGCCTTCAGTCGATTTATTCGGTTGAGGGCGGTTAACCTTGACGGCTTTGTTGAGTGCTACACTTGCGGAAGAAGTTACGAAGTGAAGAAGATTCAGAACGGGCACTTTATGAGCCGCGCAAGATACGCGACAAGGTGGCACGAAGATAACTGCCGACCTCAATGCTACGGATGCAACGTGATGCAACAAGGAAGGCAATATGACTTCGGTTTAAACCTTGACCGGGAGCGTGAAGGACTGGCGGACGAGATGCACCAGCTTAGTTTAACGACAGTGAAGTTTGCCACTTGGGAACTGGAGGAGAAACTTGCTTACTACCGTGAGAAGGTTAAGGAACTAGAATAAAAAAATTTGTTCTAATGTTTTGAATATTCAAAAGATATATATATATTTGTTGAAAGATTTAAAAATGAAAGCATTAACGCATAAAGACTTTAGACGACTTGGCTTTGAAGGCAATAACGTAGTCGGTTATAAACTAGGAAACATTACCATTGACATCTACGAAGATGACGATTGCTCGGATAGATTCCGCGCATCTGACAACGGTTTTAGTTTGGGCTGGGTCAAGACTTACGAAGCACTAGAATTTATTTTAGAAAGCAAACTTATTCAAGATTAAAAAAATGATAATTAACCCAAATACCGAAGCTGGAGTTGTTTACATAACGATTAAAGACACTACATTTTACATTGACTATTCAATGAACGAGCCAATAGTTGAGATGTGGAAAGACAAAGAAACCGAAGTAGTAACCCTTTTACCTGAAGACAATGATTAAAATACCTAAGATTAGCGAAGTAACTGCGGAAGCTAACGCTAAGAAGATAACCGCTTACCGAATAGCCAAAGATACAAGGCTATCAACGCAAACCGTTTACGCTTATTTCAAAGGCGAACGAGTAAGCGTAAGAACTCAAGAAGCAATTATAAACTATATAAACAAATACTAAGATGGAAAAAGAACGATATGAAGAGATATGCTGGGAAGTCCACCGAAGATTGAACCTTTGGTTAGATAACACAACATTTGAGAAAATGACTATTGGCTATTCAAAAATGCGTTTTCATATGGCAATTGGCTTAAGCGGTTATCCGTTTGAAAAAGAGTCGTGGATGGACAAAGAAGATTTTAAACCATTCGTAACTGATGAAGAGTTTTATCACCCTATGTGTGATTTAATAGTTGATGGTCATTTTGATAATTTAATGAAACACGCAGAAGAGATATGAGTTACTACAACACGAACGAAGAAAAAAGAACGGCTCTCAAAGAGTCCCGGAGCAAAGCCAAGACTCAGGACGAACTAGTGCTTGAGTACTTCAAGAACTACGATAACTTAGGCGCAACGCCTGAACGAGTTCTAAGGCACTTTAAGATAATGGAAACACTCTCGGAGAGCAAGTGGCACAACACGCCAATAACGTCCGTTAGAAGGTCATTCAGCAACCTAAAAAACAAAGGGTTGATTAAGAAAACAGAAGTATTAATAGAGGGCG